TTAGTTAGCCCCCGGCCGCTTGAGATAGATCGCCACCCCGTTGGCGACGGACAGCAGGATGCCGCCGGCGACGAAGGTTCCGGTTGGGAGAGCGTCCGACAGGTGCGGCCAGATCAGCAGGAGACCGCCGACGGCGCTCCAGAACACGGCCTGTTCAATCGCGATGCGCCGACCATGCCGGCGGCGATATGCGTTGATGTTGCTGACGAGCTTCACATGGCACCCGTTCCCGAGAGGAATTCCGTTCTCGGAAAGGGCTACCGCGGAGCAGTTAGTGGATGCTTTGATCTGTCGCCAAAGTTCCGCGGGCTTGCGCGATCATCCTACGGGCGTGTTATAGGGAGCCCATGAAAGCGGCCTATCGCCCCGACATTGACGGCTTGAGAGCCGTTGCGGTTTCGGCCGTGATCTTGTTTCACGCATTTCCCGGTGCGCTGCCCGGCGGGTTCGTCGGCGTCGACATCTTCTTTGTCATCTCCGGATACCTCATTACCGGCATTGTGACGTCGGAGCTGCACGACAAGACGTTCAGCATCGCGGCGTTCTACGAAAGGCGAATACGGCGGATCTTTCCGGCGCTAATCGTCGTTTTGGCCGCGACTGTATTCGTGGGCCTGCGCCTTCTCCTGCCAAACGAGCTGCATTCACTCGGAAAGAACGCAGTTGCGAGCGCGCTATTCGCGGCCAACCTGATGTTGCTGTCCGAAGTCAACTATTTTGACGTCGACGCACACCTAAAGCCGCTTCTGCACCTCTGGTCTCTCGGCATTGAGGAACAGTTTTATCTTGCGTGGCCTCTGATCTTGTTGGCGTTGCCACGACGCAGAATGCCCGTAGCGGCGGCGATCGGCCTTGCGGCGTCGTTCGTCCTCAATCTAGCGCTGGTCGCCAATCACCCTGCAGCGGCGTTCTTTCTGCCGTTTACGCGCGCTTGGGAGCTGATGGCGGGGGCACTGCTAACGTTCGTCCCCGAACAGCCGAGGGCCGCAAAAGAGGCAACAGCGATTGTAGGGCTTGTCGCTATTGAAGCCTCGTTCTTTCTATTCACCGACAAGATGACGTTCCCCGGCTGGGCTGCGGCACTCCCCGTCGCCGGTGCGTCGCTCTTGATTGCGTCCCAAGGATCGACCGTAAATCGCATCCTTTCGCTTCGCCCGTTCGTCGGCGTCGGGCTGATCAGCTATTCCTTGTATCTGTGGCACTGGCCCGTCCTCGTATTTCTGCAAGGTTACCTTTTCCGGCCACTCAACGACACTCTCGGGTTTATCGCCGTTGTGTTGGCTTCCGCTCTTTCGGTGCTGACTTATTTTGCGATTGAGCGGCCTCTACGTCGCCGATCCCGAGTGTTGCCGATCGGCGCCGCTATGGCGGCGGCCGGAGCACTCGGCCTATATGCTGCCCTCGTGAAGCCAACAGATTTGCCTGCCGAACTCCAAGCGATGCTTAGCGCAGCTGATGGCGTGGGTGCATGGCGTGTACACGAGTGCATGCTGCTCGACGGAGAGGACGGAAATTTTCGGAACTGTTCTGAGAGAAAGCGGCCGTTAATCGCAATTTGGGGAGACTCGACGGCCTCAGCGCTAATTCCCGGGTTTAGAAAGCTGCAACAAGACCACGAGTTCGGAATATCGCAGCTTACCGTAAGCTCATGCCATCCGTTGCTAGTTCCGGCGCGTTCTGCCAACCATTACTGCATCGAAAAGAACGCGGAGATCGTGCGTCGCATTTCCGAGGTAAAGCCTGACGTCGTAGTGCTTCACGCCACCTGGGACGTTGACGATCGGATTGAAACCACTAAGCCAACCATAGACGCCCTTCGCGAAGCCGGCGTTCCGCGCATCATAATTCTAGGACCGGCCCCCGCTTGGCGCGGTGGCCTCCCCAATGCCGCGGTGAACTACTTTAGGCGCAACGGAAAAATCATTCCCGAGTGGACCTCGCAGTATGTCGATAGCGACGCAGGCGACAGGACCATGAGCGTCATAGCCGGCGAGTTGGGTGTCCAATACGTGTCCGTAAGAAGGGCCTTGTGCCGTGGTGACGAATGTTTGGCCTCTGTCAATGGATCTATCACGGCAAGAGACATCATCCATCTTACAAAGGCTGGCTCTGAGTTCCTAGTCCAACAAATCGCTCCGCAACTTGGCATCGAATGACACTCGGCGGCCGGTACGGAATTACTCAATGATGCCGTAGCATTGCCAAATATTGTCAATCATGGGTTGGGGCTGAAACATCAGTGCTTGAAGTGAATGTCGACAAAATTGGTAATAACCCAGCCAACGCCGCCGCTCAGACCGACAGCGACCCAGTATAGCCAGCGGCTGGCATTGCGCACGCCGGTCGCCTGCACTTGCACAGTCTGGACGGCCTGGACGGTCGGCTTCATCTCGGCGATGTCTTTGGTCGCCGTCGAGATCTGCGCGCCCATCGTCGTGACGTCGGCCCTTAGCGCCTCGACCTTTTGATGCAGATCCTTGCGGCCCTCCGAGGCTTTCTCTTCCATCCGCTGCCAGGTCTGCAGCAGCGTCGAGACGGTCGACTCGAGCCCGCCGATCTTGGCGGCCATTTGAAGCAAGGCAGCATTTACGCTGGCTGTTTCGTCGCCGCTCATTGCACCTTCTTTCGCTTGAACAGGCTGAAACCGTGCGCCGGCACATCCGCCGGCGGCGAGCTCTCGCAGGCCACGCCCTCGACGCGGCCGATGCCCTCGCGAACGTCCTGGTATTGGCAGACGGCGCGACGCAGGCAGGCATTGACCTTTGCCAGCGCCGCGCGGTCGGTTTTCCAGAGCCGCTCGATCTCGCCGGCGTCGAGCTCGCGGTCAGGCGTATCGACCGGCGCGCGCTCGCAGGCCGCAACGTCCGCCGGCAGCGCCGGAATGTTCGGCGCGTCCGGAGGCGGAGGCTGCAGCTTGTCGACGCTACCGGACCCCACGCACCCGGCGAGACATGTCGCGAGTAAAACACTTGTTAGTATTAGCCGGCGTTGCATCGATTGCCCCCTGGTTAGACTGGATCTGCGCCTCGGCCGCCGCAGCGCGCTTGGCGTCGCGCTGCTGCAAAGCGTTGGCGAAAACGAGCTGGCGATCCTTCTCGGCGAGGCGCGCCTGCAATTGCGCATTCTGCGCGGCGACCTGCGCCGCCTCGCATTTGGCATCCGCCGAGCTAAAGCCGGCGTTGTAGAGATGCGCGCCGCCGGCGATCGCAGCGCCGCCCGCGACGACGGCCAGGCCGCCGGCGAATAGCGCGCCGGCGGCAAAGGGCGACAGGCTGACGCCGGCGAGGCCCGCCAGGCGCATGACGATTGCGATGATCCAGCTCATGCGTGTTTTCCCGCGCGATAGTCAGCCAGGCGGCGCCGCTCGAGCTGGTCGGCCACGAACCACACCAGGACGCCGACGCCGGCGACGACCACCAGGGCCGCGACCCCGATCGCGATCGCCTGGATCGCGCCAGGCGTGAGGCCGAGAGCGCCGACCGCGTCCTTTGCGGCCGAGACCTGCGTCGCGCGGTCCGTGAGCCAGGCGAGCACGCCGGCGCCACCGAGGCCGCTCGAGCTGCCGAAGATCTTGCCGGCCCATCCCTTGGCGCGATCGGTCAGCGCGATGGTCTGCGAGCCCTCGTCGCGGAGATCCTCGACGGTCGCCGTCGCTCGCGTCTCGGCGACCGGCCGAGGCGCCTGCGGCTTGCCGAGCTCGGCGATCAGCTGGTCGTCGATCGCAGGCGTCAGCGGCAGGCCGCGCGCGTTGCGGTAGGCCAGGATCATTCCCTCGGTCCGCCCCTGCGGCGATGGCTCGCCGTCGACCTGGCCGACGTCGTAATAGCCGAGCTCGCGCAGCCGCCCCTGCACATACGCGACGGCCTCCGGATCGACCGGCGCCGGCGTCGTCGCCAGCTTGGCATGCTCATGCGGATGCGACGTTGCGAGGCCGTGCTCGAACAGCGCCGCCTCGTCGTCGCGGCGAATGCGCAAGCCCTTGCTGTCGGGCCAGAGCCGTTTCATCGAGCGGATCAGGCCAGGGATCTTGGCGAGCTCGCCGCTGCCGATCGCGCCCTTGATCTGGCGCATCTCCGACCAGCGCGGTCCCGGCTTGTTGAAGCCGCCGGCGTCGCGGTTGAAGGCGATCGAGAGGATGACGCCTTTACAATCCGGCGAGAGCTCGTCGAAGCCTGGCAGCAGCCGCCGGCAGATCGCCAGATAGCGCGGAATGTCGTGGCTCGAGAAAACCTCGAGCGCGACGTCCCAAGGGATGTCGACGATGCCGCGCAGCCTGCGCGCCAGCATTTCCGCCGCCAGCCCCGTGACGCCGCAGCACTTCGCCAGCGCCTTCAACATTGCATCCGGGATCTTGCCGGACCAATCGGCCATGAACTGCTGCCGCGTCGTCTGGCCGACGTCATAGCCGCAGCCGATCGTCACGCCGGACTGTTCGCCGGGCCAGGTCGCGCCGCGCAGATGCTTTGAATACCAGGGCGGGCTGGTGACCTCGGCGCTGACTATCAGGTCAAAGGTCGCACGGGAGATTCCATGCAAATCGATAGCGCTCGCAGAAACCGCTGCGTTGGTCATCGTGGATAATCCTTTTGTGGAATGAAGAAACGCGGCCCGGTCACGCCAGGGCGTTCGCCCGTATCAGCAGTTGGCCGACCTGCTCGTTGGAGCAATCGACGCTACGGACCGCTTGATCTTGAGTGGCAGGTATGGCGGGCCGAATACCCTCTGAGGTGGCCTTAATTCGGCGGCCGAAGGCAGCTCTTAAGCCAGCCAATGAGGGTTCCGGCTTTCATCGGATCATTGGGCTCGAATGTCGCTAGCTTGCGGTCGGACTTCCACAGCTCGATGGTGCGGCCGTCTACTAGCGATCTGGCCCGTTCCTTGGCCATATCGTCGTCGGGACAACTTAAATCGAGGCGCTGTTTGATGTGTCCGTCTTTGCCCAAGACGTATGCTTGATACGCGGGCATCGCCCATCTCCGATAGGAGGAACCTATGGAACTTACTAGGACGCCCGGAACCTGGGCTTGGCAAGCGGGCACCTTTTGAGAAAGGCCCACCAACCGTAAGCGCGATTTTCTTCGCACGCCGGCGGTTTTGATGGATTGCCCTGGTATCGGGCGATACCGAGCCGTTCAGGCAGTGGCGGCTTTGTGGAAGTTGAAGGGCAGCAGGTCTGTAATATCGGCGTCGCCGGCGCGCTGAGGCAATTCGGTGAGGACGTGGCGCAACCACGCTAACGGCTCGACACGTGAGGCGCGGCAGGTCAGCATCAGGCTATAGACGACGGCACTGGCCTTGGCTCCGTCCACGGTATCGCTGAACAACCAACTCTTCCTGCCAGTTGCAAAAACCCTGATGTCGCGCTCCAGAAGATTGTTGTCAATCGGCATGCTGCCGTCCCCGGTGTAGCGCGTCAGATATTCCCATTGGTTTCGGGTGTAGGATACGGCGTCGCCGAGCTTGCTGTCAGGCAAGACCTTCGGGGCCATGTCATCGAGCCATACTTTGAGAGCATTGAGGATGGGGACACTATGTTGCTGGCGGAAGCGGCGAATGCAGTAGGCCTGTGTTTCACCCTTCTCCGGTATTCCGTCCCACGCCCGCCTTTCAACCCGGTAGAGCTGTTCAAAGAACCGCAGCGCTTGCTCGGGCGGACCGCCGCCCTTCTTCCTGGCTTTGAGGGCATCGACAAAGCGCCGCCGGGAGTGGGCCATGCATCCAATGTGGGTGGCCCCTTCCAGCGTGCGCCATGCGGTATAGCCGTCACTCATTACAATGCCACGGTAATCGCCGAGGAAGGCTTGCGGGTGGATTTGGCCGCGGCCCGGCTGATAATCCAGAAGAACGATCGGCTCGTGGCTGCCCTTGCCGCTGCGATAAGCCCACATGTACGATGTGCTGGTGGCCCGTTTGTCCTTCTCCTTGAGGACCTGAACCGTTGTCTCGTCGCCATGGATGAGAGGTTGTGATCTGAGCCGCAGCTTCAGGGCGTCGTAGATGCGATGCAGATGCTTCTCGCTCGAGCCAATCACCCAGTGGCCCAAAGCGCCGCGGCTGACAGGAACACCTGCACGTTCGAAGGCCTGCGCCAGGCGGTAGAGCGGCGTGCCATCGACATATTTGTGAACCAGCGCGAACGCCAGCGTCGAGGGCGTGGCAACGCTGCCCGGCAATGGTTGCGGCGGCATCGGCGCGGTCACGACAGGGGCGTGGATCCCGGTGCGATCGCAATGGCGGCACGCATATTTGAAGCGCACATTCTGTAAAACCTTCGCCTTCACCTCGATATGAAGTTGCTCGGTGACAGCCTCGCCCATGCGATGCATCTGGCCACGGCAGCAAGGACACGCCTTCTGATCGTCGGACAGGTCATACTCGACGCGCTCACGAGGTAGGTTCCCCGGCAGCGGCTTGCGGCCGCGCTTCTTTCCCATTGTGTTTTCGACGGGTGGCAAGCCCGTGTCCGGAAGTTCGGCGATATTGTTCGTTTCACTGCCGGCGTCCTCCTCATCGGAGGCCTGCTCGGCTTCATTGAAGAGACGATCAACATGCTTTTCGCTGCGCGGCGCAAAACGATGCAGGCGTGCCAGCGCCAGTTCTTCCTCGAGCTTGGCGACGCGGTCGGCGAGTTGATGGTTCTCCGCCTGCAGCGCAGCAATGCGTGCCAACAGCACTTCAACACTCGGATCGCCGGTTCGATTCATCGAATTCTTGAATCTGAACCGTACCGACGCGTCAACCGCTCAACTCGAGAGCTCAGCCGGCAACCTGATATTGCCGCACCGGATGGCGGACCATCGCATCGATATCGATGCCGTCAAGGATCCAGTGCAATTGCTCCGTCGTCAGCGTGACGATCGCCTCCTGGCGGCGCGGCCATCGGAACCTGTCTTCGGTCAGCCGCTTCAGGACCAGTACAAAGCCGGACCGATCGAAGAACAGAAGCTTCATCCGGTCGCAACGGCGATTGCAGAACGCAAAAACCGCCGGAGTGAATGGATCGAGCGCCATCGTCTCCTGGACCAGGACCGCAAGGCTGTTGATGCCAGCCCGGAAGTCGATCGGCTCACGGTGCAGATAGACCTGCAGGTCATCGCCCAGCGCTCCGATGATCGCCGTCAATGCATCCACATCGCCGCATTCCAGCGCGAGCTTCACGCCATTCGGCAGCGACACGCTCACTTTGGCCGGAGAACAAAAAGCTGGAGTCCCTTTGGGTTCCGAACCACGCACTTCATCGTAAGCCGGCAAATCAACCGTCGCCACGCTGTCTTTTCGCGACAGGTCCCGCTCGGACTTCCCCTCAAGCTGAACCGGGATGAACGCCGGGCGTGAGGACGGCGGCAGCGACCTGGTCGCGCTGTGCTTCTTGATCCACTTCCGAAGGAGGTTCGCGTTGACCCCATGTTCGAGTGCAAGCCTCGATACCGAAACCCCAGGCTCAAGGCAGGCCGCGACAAGACGCTCTTTCGATGCCGCCTCGTAGCGCCGGCGACCGTTCCGGCCGACAAGCCTGACCCGCAGTTTCTGATCATCGTCGCTCATCACAAGGTGTCCACCTATTTTGGTGGACACCTCATGCATCAGGACTCTCAAAAGCAAAAGGTGCGGAGAAATTCGCGCTTACCACCAACCTGAGGTACTCCAAACTAGTTTGGGGCGATCAGTTTGGCCCGCTCTGGGCCATAGCGAACCGGTCAGACCAGGGCGTTTGCGCGAATGAGGAGCTGGTCGACCTGCGCCTCGGAGAGGCCGAGGACCGCGATCATGTTTTGCACCAGGGGATCAGCTCGCCGGAGCTCGGTCGCGAGATCCCACTCCTCCTGGACATTCGCGTCCGCCGCGATCGCGGCCTTGACCGCGGCCCATGTGCCGAGCTCGTCAAAGGCCCGTTTCAGGCCGAGCTTGGTGCAGGAGGCCGGCACCGGCGCCGGCGGATTCAAAAACGCCATGACGGCCGGGTCATCATCCGCGACCTGCTCGGTCACGATCGGCGCCGGCTGCTGACAAGCAAACCATCCAACAATGGCGCCATCGCTGTTTCGCTCTACAAATCCCATGCTGCCCTCTCCTATTCGAACGGATCATACCAACCGCGCGTGATGATACGGAGCGTGACCCCCGCCGCTGATGCTCGCGCCGCAATCCGTCGTGACGTATCAGTCCAAACGCGAATTTCAGCGAAGCCACCCATGGAGGCTGAGGTGACTTCGCCCCCCGTCGCGCCGTTGGCGTAATTCGGAGCGGCGTCGACGGCCGCAACGTCGTGGACCCACCATTGAGTGTTTATGGCCGTAGCCCAGCCGATCACCGTCAGAATCGCTTGCACCTGCACACCGGGCGGAACGCTGCCAAGCGCGAAGGTTTGCAGCGTCGTTCCGAGCGCGGTATCCATGTCCAAAGCAATTCCCGGCCACCAGAACTCGCGCCCCCGCTGCAGGATTTGCAGAAATACGCTGCCGTTCCAGTAGACGGCGCCGATGCGACGGAATTGCGTATAACCGCCCGGCAGTGTCGGCGCGGTCGCGCTCAACGAATAAAGAACATCGATCGAACCTGAACCGGTCGGGTTTCTGATTACGAATACATGATAGAGCCCGGTAGCCATCGCGCCGGTATCGAGACCGCCGTTGCCGTTGCCGACGTTCCAAGCCCCTCCCGCTTTTGAGATCGGAGCGCCGAGCGTGATCATATCGAGTTGATTGCGGTCACACGCCACGCCAGCCGAAACGCTGAAACTGGCAATGCCCGTCGACGTGATCTTCAATCCTGCCAGGGGCAGCCCGCGCAGCAATGGCGGAATCCCGAGATTGACCACCGCAGCTGGCTTGTTCGTCAACTCGGCAAGATTGAGGCTCGACGTCAGATCGCCCGCGCCGGGCTGACCGACGCGGTTGAAATTCCAGTCGCCGAACGTGCCGGCGCCGTTCGCTTTGTCGGCCGTCATCGTGATGATCTGCGCAAGGGGATCGTAGAGACAAACGCCCTCCATCCAGTTCGACGGCGAGGCATTCGACGATGCGCGCAGACGGACGCCGTTCTGATACGAAAACCCCGTGACCGCCGAGAACACTTTCGTTCCCGTGCCGATCGCCAGCGCGGTCGCGCTCGTCGCCTCCGTTGCACTCTGACCGATAAGCAGCCATTTGCCGGCCGCCAGGTCGGTTGCGAAGGTACCCGACAGATGCGGCACGACGCACTGATAGATATTTTTGTTGATCGGGTGCACGACGATCGACGCCGGCGGACCGACAACGTAATTTTGGCCGGTCGCCCATGCCACAGTTTGCAGCCACGGCAGCGGCCCCGTCGCGCCTGTATCGCCCTTGCTGGCGAGCAGCACCCAATAGGTCGGATCAGGCGGCGCGTGACCGGAGCCAGGCGTCGCGTTGATCCAGACATAGCTGGAGCCGTTCGCGGTCGCGACGTCCATCAGGCTATAGACGCGCGCGTTATCGTAAGGCGCCGGATCTCCGAGCGGCTTCGACACGCCGACAAACGTCCACACGCCGCCGCTCTTGTACCACTCCTTCCCAGTCGCCGGCTGCCGCGCATATTGCCCCTCGTCGCCCTTGGACGGATCGGGACCGGCCTGGTCGGCGCGCACGAAGATGTAGAACCCATCGGCCTCGAGCGCGCCGGTCAGGCGGATGACCTCGGCCGAGTTTTGCGCGCCATTGAAGCGCAGCGGACTGGTCTGCAGGATCTGGTACTTTGTCCCGGCCGGCACCGCTGCAAACGGCCATTTGGCGATGACGAGATGCGTGTCATCGGTCACGCCAAGGATGTCGACGCCGGCGAAACCGTCGACGAGCAGCTTATCGAATTGCTGTACGTTCGACGCCCAGAGCGGGCCGCCGGCGCCGGCAACGGAAACCGCGCCGGCGCCGATGGCTACGGTGCCGGTTGCATAGATCAGGTTCGGCATGGGTCGGTTTCTCCGAGATCAGCTTGGTGCGAGCGCATCGATCTGCGCCAACAGGTCGAGGATCTGCGACGGCGCGGCGCCAGCATCGGGCCGGGCCGGCCAATTGCGCGCCATCGCCGGCGCGTCAGGCAGATTGGAAAGGTCGCGGAGCGCCTGGCGGAACGCGGCCCATGCATCGCGGTTCGCGACCGGCCGATCCGGCACCATGTATTGATCCGTCGACGCCAGCTCCGCGGAAACCGCGAGCACGATCGCGAGCGCAAGCCGCTCGATCAGAAGCGCGCGCTTTTCGGCCGCGGGTCGCGCGACGATCACGTCCTCCGGCTTCTGAAACGGACCGACCAGCGCGACGTCGACCATATGCTCGAGCGGATCGATGTCGCGATCGTCTGCGGTCCGCAGGATCTCATGATCGGGAAAATTGCTCTTGCCGTCGATCGGCTCGGCATTTCCCCACGACCGGATGTAGCCGGTCGCAATGCAAAAGTGAATGATCGTCATCGCTTTGCCGCCATCACAAACATCGAACCGGACGCGACGCCCCAGAAGCCCGGATTGCTCATCGTCACGCTGACAGGAATCGCCATCACGCCGCCCGTTGCCGTGACCTGGACTGACCCCGAAAGCGTCGGCGTGAAAGAGACGTTCTGGCCGGAGAAGGCATACTGCGAGACCACAACGCCGTTGAGCGAAGCGGTGAACGTGCATGAGGATGCGATACTGCCCGACTCATAGACCACAAGCGGGCAATTCAAGTAGAGCGTCATCGTCTTGCCGGCCAACCCGGTGGTGTCGAGCGACAGCGTGGTCCCCACGATGACCGTCGTTGAACCGCCGACGCCGATCGCACTGACGCCCTGCACGATCGGCGTAATGATCGCGTTGTCGCCGATGCTGAGGCTCTTGACGCTGAGCGCACCGATCACGCCGCTGTCGGACGTGATCGCGCCGGTCTGAATGTTGATGGCCGTCACCTGGCCGGCGCCGATCATGCGGGTGAAGATGCTGCCGTCGAGATAGACATTTGCGGCGATGCCGACCGCCGGCTGGCCGTTGAGCGTGCCGACCGTGAACACCGGAATCGCCGCACCGCCGTTATAGCCGTTGAGCTGGACCTGGAATTTGTCGGACTGGACCACGAAGGCCGACCAATTAGCACCGCCGTCGAGGCGGATACTGCCGGTCACAACGCCGTTGACATTGATGCTGATACCCCAGCGCGCGCCGACGATGCCGTCCAGCGTCGCAATCGCGGTCGCCTGCTCCGTCACGGAGGCATTGAGGTCGCCGAATTGAGCGGCAACCGTGACCTTGTAGTCGGCGAACGCGGTCTGGGTGTCATAGGCAACGGTCCGGACGTCGTCGACCGACGCGTTGATGCCGTCCGCCGTCACCTGGACCAGGTTCTCGACCTGCTGCAACTGGTCCCAGGCCTGCTGGTTGCCCGCCTGCTTGGCAAGGGTGATCCGCGCCGCGACCTGCCGCATCTGGTCGGACATCGCGGTCTCGAGATCCGCGATGTCCTGCGCGTGCTGCTGCTGCAGGGTCGTAACGGCGTATTTGATGCCCTCCTGCAGCGATTTCAGCGCGACCGCGCCGTCCGAAATGACGATCGTCGGTGCCTCGAGGTCGACCGTCGAATAGGGACCGCGCAAGGCCGCGTTGACGGCCTGGACGCGCAGCCGGAGCGCCGCGTTCTGCACGACCTGGTCGAACTGGTTGGCCGCGCCCTCATAGACCTGCGCCCAGGACGCGCCGGCGTCATAGGAGACATCGGCAATGTAGTAGAGCGCGCCGGCGGCCGGGAACCAACTTGCCGACAGCATCGGCTCGGCCGTGCCCTGCCCGAAGCTGGCATTGAGGCCGGCAATCAGCGGCACCTTGTCGTTGCTCGGAAACTGCGGGCTCGGCAGCACCGGAGGGTTGCCGAGATCGGTGGCATGGACGCGCTGGTCGTCGACGACCAGGCCCAGCGTGCACTGATCGCCGTTCGGCGCGCCATTGAGCACGACGCAAAGCCGCGACTGGTTATCACCGCTGCCGATCTCGAAGGACGGATCTTCGCCGCCATCCTCGCGGGCCAGGACGGCCGCGAGCGTCGTCGCCTGTGCGGTCTGCGCCGCGGCCAGGCTGCCGGCATCAAGCACGGCCTGCGACGCGTCTGCGCCTTCGGTGCACAGGATCGGGCCGAACGATTTGCCGTTGGCCTGCCGCAAGCGAATATAGGTCGGGCCGCCGTCCCAGCCAGGCGCGGGATTGAGCGTCAGCGTGCGGCCTGCGACAGCCACAACGGCGCCGCCATAGCCATAGGCCATCGGCAGCGCGGATTGCACCCGCACCACGGAACCATACGTGATCGCCCTACCCTCGTATTCGACGTCGAGCTGCACTGTCTCGCGCCGGTAGATCGATTGCAGGTAGTAGAAGGCACATTCGCGGAACGCCTGGTCACGGTTCACGATGCCGTCGACGCGCTTGGTCTCGGCGGATGTCGCAGTGAACCCAATGGCGTTCGGCGGATACTGCACCTGCGCCGGCAGCCAGGTTTCCTCGTCGAGATATTCGACGATGACGGCGTCGGGATCTTCCTCGCCCAGCATCTGGAACGAGACCTGCATTGAATCCCGCACGATCTCGCGATCGCTGAGCATCATGGTCGGGACGTCGCGCCATTCGTCGCGTACGATTGAGATCGTGTCGCCAAGCCAGAAGTGCCGCGCCCTTGACGGCGTCAGGATCTTGTCGAGCGCATCCGGCACCGCGACCGCAGTCGTAAAGCGATAATCGAACATGTCGCCGCGATTGGCGCAGCCGATCGCGTGGTTCATGACCGCGTTGAAGTCGACCTTTGAGATCGGCAGGCCGGAGCCATATTGCGCGCTAGTCGCGGCGTCGAGAAACGCCCATGCCGGGTTGCGCGTCGCCTGCAGCACGAAATTCGAGCCGTTCCACACCAGCAACTTGCGGGTGCCGAGCACGCCGAACTTGTAAGCGCCCTGCGTTGACTGCGAGGCCAGGAGGCGGATCGCGACGGTCGAGACGTCGGGAAACGAATTGTTGCCCTGCAGGAACGAGCGCAGACCGGCCCATATAGCCTGGTTGGTGCCGAGCTCCGTGCTGAAGGCCGCGTCATCGCGGCGAAAGCGCACGGCATAGCGGCCCGGCGGGACGTCGACCTTGCGACTGTCGCGGATCGGGCTGGTGCTGCCGTACAGGAATACGCCGGAGAACAGCGGCTGAAACGCGCCGATCTGCGCGCCGGCGTCGTTGATCGGGCAATATTCCGCGGTCAGCGGAATGCGGGCGTAGCCGATCTTTGCGCCGTTGGCGCCCTGGTTGAAGGTGGCGCAGCCGCCTGGCAGGACGAAGTCGACCGCGAGCGACTGCGCCAGCGTGCCAGGCGGATTGGCCGCGAACGGGCCGAGCCAGGCGCCGGAGGTCGTGGCGCTCGGCGCCACGAAGAAGCCGCCGGCCGTGCCGCTGCCATCGGGCAGCTGCTGGCCGGACACCTCGGAGGACTGGTCGACATTAGTCGGGAACAGGGTGACCGTAGCGCCCGGCTCATAGAAGGCGATCTGCGCGCCTGGAAAGGTCGCCGAGATCCCGTTGGTCGAGTCCCACAGGACCGTGTCGTCGACATAAATCGCCTCATATTCCATGCTGCCCATGGTCGGCGACAGCAGCACGTTGAGGTACTGGTCATTGCCGACGAATTCGCCCCAAGGCGTCGCGGCGAAATCCGGATAGTCCTTCACGCGGCCGTACCAGACCGGCAGCGGCTGGCCGAGCTTGGCGACGTTGCCCTGCGCTGCAACCGAATAGATCTGGTCCTGCGTCGCCGATGGCGTATTGGTCGCGCCGGCTTTTGGCGCCACCAGGGCGTTGACGAGCAGCGAGCCGCCGACGCCGATCGCCGCCGTCGTGGCATAGGCGCCAAACGTTCCAGCTCCGAACAGCGCGGGTCCGGCCCAGATGGCGAACGCCGAGACCGCGACCAGCGCGACCAGGCCGATGACCTGCTTGACGGCGTTGCCGCCGCCATTTCCGCCGAGCGGATAGGACATGAAGCGAACCGCGTCGGCCGATCCGATACGACGCGACCGCCAATCCTTGCGCAGCACGGCCTCGCCATTGATCTCGAGGACGGTCGGAAGGCCCTTCTTGAACTGCCAGCCGAATTCCCGATCGTGCTTTGCCCAGCCGGTACGCCGCAGGAAAGCCGTGACGGTCTCCCGCGGGCGCGGCTCGGCGCGGCCGACCTCGAGGCCAGGCATCACCAGATGCAGCACCGGCTGGCGCGCGGCGGTACTGCGCCGCGCAAGGCGAGCGCGCGGCCGCGGTGCGCCGACTTCCGGCGCCCGCAATCGTTTGACAGATCTGTGCATGTTACCTTGGCTCGAAGAAGGAAAGCTTTTTCCAGCCCATCTGGCGCAGCGCCAGGACGGTCTCAAAGGCAACGCCGGTCTTGCCGTCGCAGTGAATGACGCGTGCCTCGGGCTGCATCCAGACGCCGATATGCGCGGGAAAGCGCAGCCGCGCCATCAGCACCAGGGCGCCGTCCGCGGCCGTCACCAGGCCGCCGGGCCCTTGCGGCGCCTCGCGCCACAGCGCGCGCTCCGGATGCCCGGCGATCTCCTCGAGCACCCAGCGCTCGGAAAAGCCAACCGGCACTGCAACGCGCGGCAGCTCGCGGCTGAACAGCTCGCGTTGCACATGGCAGGCGAAATCCCAGCAGTTGCGGGACTGCCAGGCCCATGGCTCGCCGATCAGCGGCGACAGGAATGACGAACGATCAATGGACAAGAGCCTGTTGCCTTCCAAACGGCTGGGCGGATAACCCGACGGTAGGTCAGCTCATTGAGAAAGAGCGGACGTCGGTCAGCTTGACCGCCAAGGGCGCCTTTTTGGACCATTGAGGAAAGGGGGGCGCCCTAAACCTTCGTATCGTTCCGTTCACCCCTCTAGATGCCGGACGATAACCTACGTTCAGTTGAGCTGTTGATCGTGACCGTCTTAGGCTCCATGCGTTTGGAAAGGCGCACAGGCTCATCAAGTGCGACAGTGAAAAAGGATGATCGGCGAACAGCTGCGATAAGGCCAAGAGGAGACTACAATGCTCAATTGCTCCGAAAGCATTAAATCTGGCAGTGCCGCGCGATGCGCAGTTTGTGATGGCAAGTTCGGTCTCGTCCGGCACTACTCGTGGCGAACGCCTCTTTGTTCCAAGAAGTGCGCCGATCGATTCAGAGCTCGCAGGGAAAGTGACCGCAATTGGGTGGGTTGGCTCCGGGTCACCTTCAACCAGCTGCTAGAGCACCGCGCGAGGACTTTGTGATGGTCGAGGTCTCACAACGAGGCAAGGCATATTTAGAGACAGCATGGACTTTGCTCCGCGCAGCCCAAACCATGACCGACTCCACGAGTGCGGGTCAGATTAGGGCCCTTGCCGACGACTACGAGCGGCGAGCTGAGAAAGCTGCTTCGCATGTTGATGCGGCCAAAGCATTCTCACGATCGGCTGCTAGCGATGAACGTCGAATGGCGTGCATGACCGGGTGGGCATCTTCAAACACGTCCCCCGAATTCTGTACCATTGAAGCGCTGAACCTGCGCCCCGGCTCCAAGGAGCTGGAGGCATTCAACGTCGAGCGTGTGCGCGGCTACCTCGAATGCAATCTCGGCTGCAAGAAGAAGGAAGTGATCCACGCGCTAGGCCTGAATCCGCGCACGGTGGCCAAGGCCATCAAGATCATCCGGGCAAATGCTCATCGCAGCGATGGGGCTCTCCAGCCGTGATCAGGATCATCGCCGTGCTCTGCAATCTCTCCTCTCCGGCAAATTGCCACGAGCAGACCTTTACCACCTCAGACGTCTCGATGCAGTCCTGCCTGATGGGTGCGCCGGAACTCGCTGCGTGGATGAAGGAGCACCCGGCCGAACGCCTTGCGGGATGGCGCTGCGTGATCGGCAAACAGGATGGCAGGGGAGCTTAGGGTGGAAAGCCGCTTCCCCGGTTGCGTTGGAACCGTTCCAAAGGGTGCAATTACTGATTGGGACCGTTCGATAGACACCAAGGCCTGCCGATCGAGTGAGCCCTTGTTTAAGGTGCATGAGCCCGGAAGTGGCCCAAGGCTGACATTCGACGATACCTTGTGCAAGGTGGCTTTGTGAAGGTAAGGCGGACTTCGGCACCTTAAGCCAGTAAGGATGGAAACTGCACATAATCGTAATTCCTGGTCAGCCTCGGAAACCGCTTGTTCTGCAGGTTTTTGACCATGACCGTCCCGGTCAGCGATGCGCCGACCATCTGCACGCTGCGCAGCTCGAATTCGATCGGCCCATAGGCCGGCTCGGTCAGGTCGCTGCCGAGGTACTCGCGATAAAGCACCTGGATATATTCGCGCGTCCCCTGCGCCGCGCGGATCTTCGGCACCAGCTCGCGGTTGACGTTGTCGATCTTGATCGTGGTCGACGGCGGCTGACCTTCCTTCTGCTCGGGATAGCCGGCCTGGAACGGACACGCGATGAATGTCACGGTCTCGCCGGCGTTGCGCGGCGCGCCCGCCTCGAGCCCAAAGGCCATATCGTCGCCGACATTGGCGACAACCCGCGCCGGCTGGTCAAACGACGACTGCCAGAGCTCGAGCGTGTAATAGATCCGCGCGCTAGGCGGACAGGAGGCATAGGCCTCGAGCAGCGCTTCATTGTGCGTCGGCATGGCTAGACGTCGTAAACCCGCAGCGTCATGCGGACGTCGACCTGCCCCGGATTCGGCCAGCTCGCGATCAGGGAAGTGCCCGGCTTGATGAACTGGCAGACCTTGTTCGCCAGCGACGTTCCGAGCCAGACGTCGATGGTAAAGCGCGCCGTTCCGAGGTTGAGGGTCGTCTTAACCCACTCGACGAACGTGTCATAGTCGGCCGCATAGAAGCGCACCGTCTGCGTCACCGTGCCGACATTGTCGCCAGGTCGCGGACGCTGGCGCGTGTTGCCCTGCTCCATATCGGTCGCGATCGGATCACGCATGCGCTGCAGACCGAAACCCTCTTTGAGGATGACGGCGTTTGCGATCGGGAATGCTGGCAACGCCATTGGATTATTGCCCCGTGAACGGTTTGACGCCGTACTGGTCGCCGAGCACGCGCCGACCAGTGCCGGTCGACAGCGAGTCCCCGACCGCGCCGTCGACCATCTTGCGCAGCGTAACCGTGATGTCGCCGTTCGGCGCCTGCTCGACGCTCGGCGTCGCATCCGTGTAATTGTTGATGGTGACCTGCGGCGGCGTGCCTCCGCCCCCACCGGCACCGAGCGCGGCCATTTGACCAGGCGTAAAGACGCCCTCGCCGCGCTTGGCGATGATCGGGACCTCGTCGCCGGCGATGCCGCCAGTGTGGAAGCGCGGCGCATCATCGAAATAGGTCGAATGGATATAACGCATCGACGTCGGCTCGGAGCCAATGATGCCGCCCGTGTGGTAGAGGCCGCCGAGGCCGCCGCTAAAGCCGGTCGACGACGTCGCGCCGCCGGCCGACGCGCCGCCAAGCGAGAACAGGCCGAGGCCGCCGGCAGCCGACTGCAGTGACCGCATCAGCGGCTCGACGATCGTGATCTTGATAATCATCTGCTCGATCGCCTTGACGATCGCATTCGACATATCGGTAAAGCCCTGGCCGGCCGACTTGGCGCCCGTCGTGATATCGGTCAGGCCGTTGACCAGGTCGCCCTCGATCGAGGACGCGATCCCCTTAAAGGCATTGTTGGTGCGGATCGCCGCCGCATAGGTGCTGTCCAGCGCGGCCGGCACGTCGTTTCCATAGATCCCCTTGAGCTGCGAGGCGATCGCGACGTCGTCCGACGACAGGAACGCCGTCTTGCTGCTGAAATCGATTTGCGAGCTTACCTTGGCGCGCGCCAGGGCGTCGGCGGCAGCAGCCGCGCGATCGCGCAGCGCGGCGAACTGCGCGGCCTGCGCCGCCGTTTCCTTGCCGTTATTGGCCTGCACTGCCGACGTCTCGGCGGCCGTCGCGCGGAACGACGCGAGCGCGGCATCGCCGAGCCCGACCGCCCTGGTATCGGCCTCCTGCGTCTCGGTATGCTTCCGCAGCGAGTTGATGGCGCGATCGACGGGATCTGCGGCCACATCGCCCCGCGCCGCCACATTGGACGGCCGGCCGAACTGCAGCCCGGCCAGGCCCGCCTGCATCGACTTGAGCGACGCTGCCTGCCCCTGCCAGGCGAACTCGTTCTGCGCGTTACTGGTGTCGGTGATCGAGGAGCCCGTCCCGGCGTACCACTTGATATCCTCTGGCCTGATGCGCTCGACCGACGAGCTCAGGATGCGGCCGGCCGATTCCCAGAAGTCGAGCGAGAAAACCGACGCATTCTTGAAATCCGACAGGGCGCGCTCGGTTTCCGGCGTGATCCCGATCCTGATGCCGACCGTCTGGTTTGTGCCAGGGCCGCCGACAGCGCCGGACAGGGCGTCGAGCTGCTCGTTTGCCGCCTTCTCGATCGCGTCCCGGTCGATCGACTTGATGAATTTCGCCGCCCGCTCGATCAGGTCATCCAGGAACGGCAGCAGATCCGCGAACGCTGCTTTCATGTAGAGCGACCATTGGACCGAGCTCTTGCGCCATTCCGCATCGAAATCGGAGGCGCGCTTGACCGTCTCGTCGTCGATGACGGCGCCGGCAGCCTGCGCCTGGTTGCCGAGATCCGCCATCGCGCCGGCACCCTGCTGCAACAGCGGCACCCATTCCTTGGTAAAGCCAAGCATCTGCGCGATCGCGATCGCGTCCTGCGGACTGCGTGCACGGCTGACCAGGTCGGCCGCGATCTGCAGCAGCTGGTTCTGGCTAATCAGCTGCCCGTTGGCATTGCGCAGGCTGATGCCGTTGGCATCGAACTCTTTCGACAGTGAATTAGCGTTGCGCTGCGCGTCGTTGAGCAGCTGCGCCGACTTTTCCAGCCCCGCATTGATCTGGCTTTCGGTCAGCCCTGCGATCTGGCCGCCGAACTGGACGCCCTGCAGATCCTTGAGCGACAGGCCGACGCGATCGGCAAGCGCCCCCATGTCGGCGAGCGACTTGTTAAAGCTGACGACATAATCCAGCGCCTTGTTGACCGTCGCCGCCGCAGCGACCGCACCGGCGCCGAGCTCGATCAGGCCGACGTTAAAATCCGTCGCCGCATCCGTGCCGCGTTGCGCGGCGCCGGCGGCACTGTCCATTGCCCGCTCGTAATCGGCCGCGCCTTGCGTATTCGCGTCGATAACGAGCTCGGTCACGACCTGGTCGGCCATCAATCCACCTGCAGTTTTGAGTAATCGACCAGATAGAGATCATCCAACATTTCGATGATCTCGAGCTCCCATGGAGCCAGGTCGGTTTGCGTCCGACGCAGGAAAGCGTCGATGTCCTGCCATTCCAGCGGCGACAGCGCGAAACCGTTGCCGCCTTTGCGCCGGCGCATCCGGTCATAGATGCGCCAGAGATAGAGCAGCCCCGCCGGCATCGGCGGGACCTTGAGGATCGCTTCCCGTTCGGCCCTGCGCTTTGGATCGCGCGTCCTTAGCAGGAGGCCCTCGAGGACCTGGCGATAGGTCTCGCCGGCGTCGCCGGCCCTCGAGGACAGCAGGAAACTGCGCTCGGCGTATGCCCTCAAGTCTGACTTGAGGGCCTCGTAAAAGCCCGCTCGCTCGTCAGGTACTCAGTGACCTGGACGAAGAAACTGCCGAGCTCCGGCCGCAGGAACAGATTGACTGCGCTCTCGAGCATGAACGGGATGGGATCTGGCGAAACCGTCGTGAACGTTGGATTCGGCGACCAGCCGACGATCCGGCGGCAAACCTTTGTTACGTTCTGCCGGCGCCGATCGGCCACCGTTTCATCCTCGGTTTTCCATTTGCGGCCGTTGACCTGCGCGAACTCGATCGCCTTCTCCTTCTCGATCGCGTCGCGGGTCGATTCATTGTTGAGCGCGATCGTCTGCGGATGCGCAGGTCCGGCGAGCTCGATCACCCAGCCGATCGGCGTATCCGTGCCAGGCTTGCGGATCTGCAACTTGAACGTGTCGACGGGCAAATGCGCGGAGAGATCGAGGATTGCAGTTGATTCAGTCATGTCGGGTGCCTTTTGTCGGAAAGGTTGGCCGCAGGGTCCGACAACCCTGCGGCCGGTTCTCGCGAGAACATTCCATCGGCCTATGGTCGGCGCCGATCACTCAAACGCTACGCTGCGGTAGTCTGGAACGAGATCATGCTGTTATTGCCGGTCGCCGAGGTATCGATGCCGACCAGCGCCGGCGGGACCGTGATCGTCTGCGTGCGACCTCCGCCTTGCTTGGAGAGCGCCGAGGGATCGACGCCGCCGAGCGTGAAATTCGGCACCGTGATCGACATGAAGTCTTTCGGCTCGCTCATGTTGTCGACGGCCAGGATGTTGAGGGAATACTGCGTTTCGCTGACGAAATCGGCCAGCAGCTGCAGATCCTTGCGCAGCATGGTCAGGTTGAGCGAAACCCGCAGCGGCCCCGTGAACACGTCCGGCGCATACTTGATGTTGCCGGAGCCGAACGCATCCGGCGCGCTCGGCTGGATATCCAGCGACAGATCGAACGAGGTCAGCTCGACCAGGTCGACGCCGCCGAGCCGGATCGTCGCGTCGACGACGGCGAACGGCGTCCCGGCCGTCTCCGACGGGTTGGTGAAGTATGCGGCCTCCAATGGCCGGATCTTGCCGGTCCCGATGCCGCCGGGATCGAACGTGATGATCCCGTTCGGTGCCATCGAGAATTTGCCCGTGCCCCAGACGAAATCGTCGAGGACGGTCGCCTTGCCGATGTCGCTCTCGAATTCCTCGATCCCGAAATAGCGCCGGACCAGCGCGGCCGGGTTGACCAGGCGCTTGCCTGGCCGCGTGATCGTGCAATTCGTATCCGGCGCTGCATTGGCGATCAGCGTCTCCGGCACCGTGATCTTGTTCGCGGAGAGCGCGGAGATCCGCAGATTGCGAGCATTGTTGCCGGCGTCCGGCAGATTGGTGGCGCGGATGATATCGCCAACCTTAAAGCCCATGTCGATCGGCGAGCCGTTGGCGAAAACGATGCCGTCCGCGGCCGTCGTCAATGACGTGAAATCGGCCTGCGTCTTGCTAAGGGGCGCCGCATCCCAAGTGCCGCGCATGATCGCCTCGAGGATCGCGTCATGCGAGCCGAGCCACATTTCAGCGTTGTAGCTCGACGAGGTTTTCTGCGTGCCGTGACGGCCGCGGATCGACATGCCGTCGTTGCGGATCGTCTGCGATTCCGTGGCAGCTTTCGATAGCTTGGCACCTGGACCGCCGGAGATCGGCAGCACAGTAGCGCCGGCGCCGCCCGCGGCGATCTGGCCGAGGCCAGCCTGCGCCTTGTAGGCGACGCGGCCGGCGGAATTGCTTTGATAGACCATGCGATCAGTCTCCCGTTTGGATCAGCCGATGAAAAAGAACTGGAAAGGAATCACGACGACCAGGCCGAACCAGTTGCCGTCGTCGGAGGCGCTGTCGCCGCCCTGGACGGTCGGCCCCTCGCCGTTCTCGTCCCAGCAGCGCACGCAGGCGCCGGGCTCGGCGTTGTAGAACGTCGCATCCTTGAAGAGGTCACCGGCCTGGCCGGCGAGCGCGAGATGCGCGGCGAACCCGTAGCCCTTAGGCACGAATACATGCACGAAGATGTTGCCCGTGATTAGCCAGGTCTGGTTGCCTGGCGTGCCGACGCCGCGCTTGCGCCGCAGGGTCTCGACGACCTCGAAATAGCACCAGGGCGTGCCCTGCGGCGGCCAGGGTGTTTGCGGCGGATCCTCATTCTGGAACGAGCTCGGCGCCGCCGTCAAGCCGTCTACATAGCGCGCCCGCATCGCGGCGACGGCGCCGGCATAATCAGCCATGGAATAACCTCTAGCGTGCCCGGATCTCGAGGGCCGGCTGCCGGACGAGCCAGTCCTGGCGCGCCTTGTCCGACATGTGGCGCCGGCCGGCCTTGATCTGCTGCGAGAAGGCGGCATAGGCCGCGACGTCACCGAACCGGACCGGCATGAACGTAAATTTCACCGCGGCGCGATTGCCGAACCGCGCAGCGACGAGCAGCGCAGTTTCTTGGTAGACCTTCGGCTCGACCTTCATTTTCATCCGGCCGATCTCGATCTTGCGCGCGTAAGGGACCGGGTTGGAGATATTGATCTGGTCGCCGCGCCGGAATGCCGAAACGTCGCTGACGACATGACCATTTAGGAAAACCGTGTGGCTATCGCGGTAGAGACCGGGATGCGGATCGTCGACAGATCCGACCGGCGATCGCTGCCGCAGCGTCTCGATCGCAAAATCGACGATGTCCTGCATCGCCAGGTAGCGAAAAACGATTCGCATCAGCCATCGACCGAGACGAGCTCGTCATGCGGGCCTGTGACGATCTCCTCGACCTCTGTCGGCAAAACGCCGTCGCGGTCGAGATCGGTCATCTCCTGGTCGATACGCTGCAGCATTTTGGCCCGCGCCTTTTGCAGCGCGCGCTCTTTCGCCTCCTGGAACGCCTTGCGCGCGTTGAGGCCGGCCAGGTCGCCCGTGATGACGAACCGGGCCTCCTCACTGGTCGAGATCCCATTGCGCGCGGCGTCGAGCCTGCGCTGATAGTCGGCCTCGTCGAATACCTTGCCCATCAGCCACGGACCTGAATCTCGAAAGCGATGATCTGGCCCTGGACGCGCCTGGTCGCGTCGTCAACGCCCATGATGCTGACCTCGGCGCCGGCGATCACCAGGAAATCTCGATCCGTCAGCGGCAGCATGGTCGACAAGGCAACCTTGCCGTCCGGCACTGCCGCCGAGGGATCATTCAACAGGATGACATGCCGGTCGCCCTGGCGGATCTCGCCGACAATCTCCGCCGGCTGATAGCCCTTGACCTTCGCCAGGGCCGCCGCCTCTTTCGCGACGGCGCGCGCCGGTCCGACGCCGGCGTAACGCCGGACCAGGACGGTCTCGCCGTTCTCCTCGAGCGCGCGGATATGCTGGTCGAGGGACTCGTCCGGCGTCACTGGCCGTCAACCTTGCTGGTGATGACCTGGCCGACCTCGGAGCCGCTCGAGCCGGCCTCGCCATCGTTTGGGCCGCCATTGTCCCCCGCGATCATGCTGCCGAGCAGCTGCTCGAGCTGCGCCGAGTTGTTCTCGAGCTCGCCGGCGTGGCCCTGCAGCGCCTTATGCTGCTCGTCGATCTTGTCGAGCACGCGATCATAGCGCTGGCCCGTGACGCCGATATCCGTCTCGAGCTTCCTTGCCCGCGCCAGGCGCGAGCGCATGCCAGCGAGCTCGATCGGCCGTTTGATGTCGATCATGTCGATTCCCTCCAGGATCTCCGGATGCCGCTCGAGCAGCTCGAGCCGCAATTTCAGATGCGCGATCGCGACCAGCGCCGTGACGCGGTCCATCGCGCGCTCATTTCGCGCGAATGCGCAGCTTGACGACGCGCTCGAGCTGCTGCCCCTTCGCGGTCTCGATCCGGTTTGCGATGCTGTAGACGCGGCCGAGCTCGCCGCCGGTCAACGTCACCAGCGCGACGGTCGCCGTGTTGCTCGAGGCGCTCGCGACGATGCCCTGCGGCAGCACGTAGCTCGAGGCCTTGATGCCGTCTGCCGGCGTCACGGTCTCGCCGGCGGCGAGGCGCGCGCGCTCGGCCGGCGAGAGCAGAACGTCGAACCAATCGAAACCGCGCTCGACGACCTCCGCCGGCGCCTTGGCCGGCCAGAACAGCAGCGTCCGCGCGTTGCGCGGCGCCTTGAGCACGCGATCGGCCATCACCAGACCTCCGACAGCATGAGCAGCGAAACCGCGTCAGGGATCAGCGTCTTGACGTCTGGCGACAATTGCCAGGCCTTGTCGCTGACGCCGATGACGAGATCGCGCACCAGCGCGGGATTTGTCTCGCCGATGCTGTAGAGATGCCGGATCTGCAACAGGATGCAGGTTTTGACGATCGCCGGCAGATCCTCGAGATCCTCGTAACCGGCGTCGAATTCGATAACGATCGGCTCCGGCGCATGCGAGAACGCGAGCGGCCAGGACATGCCGAATTTCGGGAAGATGCGGACACTATCGCCCGCGGTTTGCACGACATAGCTCGCGGGATCGAGCGTCTGCTGCGTCTCGGTCGCCCAATCGACATACTTAATCGAATGGATCGCATCATAGGTGACCGGCGCGATCGGGATCTCGATCACAGGCCGCCAGCACGGCAGCACCCATTGGAACGTCCGCGGCACGAAAGCGCGCTGGACCAGGGCCTCACAGTGCCCCGTTGCTGCGCCGATCAGGCCTGAGATCAAAGCGTCGTTTTTCGTGCTCGAGACGCGCAGCTGCGCCTTGGCCTCGTCGAGTGTGACGGGATAGCCCGCCGGACGCTGGGAGATGCGGAGCATGTCGGGAAGCCCTGCCGGAAAGGGAAAGAGGCGCCTCGGCCTGGTGCGGCCGAGGCGCTCGCGGATCAGCCGACGACCTCGTCGACGGTTGCCGCATCATTGTCGGTTGCGAACCCGTACCGCGCATCGAAACCGAGTACAGAGCAGCCGACCAGGCTCGCGGCGACCGCAGGCGTCACTGACACCTGGAAGAAACCAAAGCCGTTGTTGATGTCGAGGTCCTCCTGCTTGAGGTTGACCAGGACCTGCTTGTTATCGTCCGCGCCGGCTTTCGTGAGCTGCGTGATCGCCTTGCCGACGATGTCCTTTGCACCGGCGCCGGCGGCCGAGGTCGCCTGCTGGATCTTGGCGTCGACGGTCGCCGCAGCGCCGAGCGCGCCGACCGAGATGACGGCCATATAGTTGTGGAACTTGCCGGCATCGATCCAGCCCGTGGTCAGCGCGGCAGCGGAGGATTGCGGGTTGATCGAGTCGACAACGCTGACGCGCTGCGACGGCTTGAGATTGGTGTGCATCTGCACTCCTCATGGTTTCGGGAAACTGAAACGCGGCGTTACTCGCGCCGGCCAGGTCAGGCCGGCGCGCCGTCATTGTCCGACGAGCTCGCCGAGCTCGATCAGCGCGCCTCGAGCGCGACGAAATGCGACTTGGTGTTAGCGCCCTTGGCCGGCGCGACCGGCGCCGACAGATAAGGCTGACCGCCCATCCGGAAGATCCAGCGGAAGGCCGCCAGGTTGTAGTCAAAAAACAGATGGATCGAGGCGGCGAAATCGATGCCGCCGCCGGCCTTGGTCGCGAGCGCATAGCCCGAGAGGTCGACGCAGGTCAGATCGCCGAGGTCGCCGAGCGTGGCACTGTGCTCGTTGAAGATCAGCGGACGGCCGAGGAAAACGCCGCCATCCGGCGCGCCGGCGAGCGGCTGATTCAGCGGCAACCAGGCCGGCACGTTGCCGATCGTCAGCTGACCTACCTGCGGCAGAATGTCGGAATTGCCGAGCCACATCGGCCGTCCACCCATCCGCAGCAGACGCGAATACATCTTGAGGACGTTCGCGACGTTGATCGTATCGGCCGCCTGGCCTGCTTCCTTCGAGACGGTCACCAGCGACGGCGCATTCATGAAGCCGAGCGGCTTGCCCTTGCCGTCGCCAGTCATGACCGCCTCAAACGCCTTCCAGCGGATCGCGTTTGCGGCCTGGTTGAAGATGCGGTTCTGCAACCGCGGCGCATCGTCGAGGACCTCCTGCGAGGCCAGCACGAAGGCGTAGAGCTCATGCAGCTGGATGATCTCGCCGGTCATCGCCGCCTTGGTCGCGATCAGCTGCGTGCCCTCGGAGCGCCAGGCCGCCTGGACGCCGGACGCGCCCCACGGCGTGGTCTCGTCCTTTGCGATCGCGATCGAGTTGCCCTGCGTCGGCTCCGGATTGCAGAAGCCGAGCAGGTTCTGGTCGTCGAAAACGAGCGCCCAGATCTGTTCGCGATACTCGGTCGGCACCAGGAAGCCCTCGCCGTTGCCGCCCTGGTTCTGCTGGAAATTGGTCGGCGCCGCGCCGAGACGCGGATCAAGGCCGCCGCCCGTCATGGCGTTGCGGACCGAAACCGCGAATTCCGCGACGCTGCGGAAACCGCCGGTCCGCTCCGGATTGATATCGTTGACGACGGTCGCCAGCGCAGGGCCGCCGAGCGCGGTCGAGGAGCCGAACAGCGCCGTCCGGCGCAGCTTTTTTTCCTCGGCGGCGATCTGCTTGTCGAGCTCGGCGACCTCGGCCTCGAGCGCGTCGACCTTGGTCTCGAGCTCGCCGACCTGCGTGGTCTCGGCCTCGGTCAGAGTAGCCTTGCCCTGCAGCGCGTTGAGCTGCTCGAGCGCGGTTTTGCCGTCCTTTGCCTTGTTGGCGCGGGCCTGGCGCAGCTGCTTGATGTCCACTCGCATGGATCAGTGACTCCTGGTTGGTTGTGGGGTTTGCCTGGACGGAGAAAGAGCCCGCGTTCCCGCTAGTCCAGGCGATGGCGCGGGTCGAGCAACTCAGGAACTGAAACGGGAAATCGACCTCGGCGGTCGGCAATGGTTGAACCGCGATCTTGATTCAGATCAACGAGCTTCGTGATCGCGCCAAATAACAGACCGATTAGGTAGGGCGATTAGTTGGTGCGTGCGATGACGCCGACTTGGTATGTCACTTTTGAACCTCGTAAACGCGGCACGCTGCCGAAGCCGCGAAGCCCCCGGGAAACAAGGACTTTCGCTACGGAAGCAGAGGCCAAGGCATTCGTTCGTGCAAAGCTCGACCAAGATCTCTCTGTATTTGCGGGCACGATCAATCCGCACGTGCCCCGGCAACTCATACCGTCGTCCCGCATCCAGGCTTGGCTTGTCGATGAATGAAAGGTTGAGCGAGATACAGGTGCGATCGGGCGACGATCACCAGAACCAGCGGAATTGCCCTCGCCGTGCCGCCAGAAGAATCGGCGGCTGGGCGTTTCGCCTCGGTCGAGCCGCAACGTGCAACATCTTGCGTTGTCGCTTGCGATCGATGGTTTCAGGCGTGCGTGTATCCAGTTTCGGATGCATCGCGAAAGAGTTCGCCACTGTTGGGCTCCGTGCGACGGTAACGGGCGGTTCGGCCACATCCGACGAAGTTGAGACGTCGGTCGCCTCGGCCACGGGCGCAGCGGCGACGATCATCGGCGATCGGGTATCGAAGACAACAAGCTCGGGCCATTTGCGATCTGAATGGATGCGTATGATCGGCCGGTCCGCAGCCGCCTGATCGACGGTCGGGGCCCTTGGCAGCCAATAATCTGCAACAAGGAGCAGTGCGAGCAACACTGCTCCGACCTTCCAGAAATATGCCACCAGTGGCATGCCGGTCGCTCCGGTGCATCCCCGAAACATTGACCTCGGCTCGTCCAGCGACGTCGTCTATCGAGCCACATGGCGGCGATGGAACCGGTTCCTCGCTCACTCTGCCCGCGCCATCGCCCATCGCGCTCCGTTAATAGACACCCCGCCGCACGGCGCGACGCGTATGGCGGTACGCGCGACGGTCGACACGACGCGCAGTCACGCGAGCGCGCCGGTAAGTGTAGGCCTGCGCTTGATCAACGCTTAACTCCACGCCACGCGATGTCACCTGCGGCGAGACCGGAACCGTCGCCAGCACCATTGCTGCAAACAGCAGTCCGAGAATTGAGAAAGCTCTCATTGCACCTACTCCTTGTTGTCACGCCGCGTGAATGGCAAACGCTGGCCGGTCTGCGTGCCTATTTGTCGATCACCGCTATAGGCAATCTGATAGACCGGTGGAGTGTTGATCTAGGTCAATGGATAAGTTCGTGGCGAAACATCATTGCACCCTCGCGACAGCCCACGCGGTGCCAAACACTCCCGCGTCCGAGCCGCTCGCTAGAAGGCGGCTTTCTCGGCCGCCTCCGCGATGCGTACGTGGAGCGTCTACTGGCAGAAATACATCTGACCGTCGTCAAGTTTGATTGTGCCACCCGGTGTGCATTTAATGCCGTTACGCGCCGAGTAATCATCCCATCCGGAATAACCGTAGTAGGGGCTATATCCGGGGTAAGCCCTGTGGACGTAGTGAGCTTGTCCAAAGTGAGGATCCGTTTGGGCTGCATAAGCGCCGCCCCAACTGTCGTTTCCCCAAGCGTTAGGCACAGCAGTGGCCGCGATCGCGGCGCCCGTGCCAACCGCTGCAACGCCTGCTCCGACAACACCTGCGCCGTAGTAGGCCGCCCGTCGGTTGTGACGACGCGCAACGCCCGCAACGCTCACGGGGGTTAGCGGGCGGCCAACCCGCGCCTGAGCACTCTCGACTGACAGTGAGATGCCGCCTTGCTCGGCCCAACCAAAGGAGAACAGTGCTGCACAACCGAAGGCAGAAGCTGCAAGCGCTACCGTTCTTAGATGTTTCATGGGCTCTTCTCCGTTTTGAGGACCCACCCCATCCTTTACCCAGTGAGCGTATGCTTCACGCGGGATTGACGTAGATCAACGCGGCCAGACGTACAGCAGGGGCATTGCTCACGTTCCCGTTACCGAGCAAACCCAGTCGTGATCGACCGCAAGACGCCGGAGGCGCTGATCTGGTCAAACGACGTTTGCGCCTGCCTGGTGATCGTCCGGTCTGGCCGGATCAAAGGAATCGCAGACCCTGATCGATCGGTCTGTTTTGGGCCACAGGCAGGCGAAACGAGAGAATATCGCCGATTGAGGCGAGATCTTCGAGAGAGCGACCCCGCCCCGCGATACTCGCCCTTGAATTCAACCGTCCAGTTTTGCGAGTCCTTCGCGGTCCATCAGAACGACGTGCCTATGTGTCAACTCGTTGAATCGGAGTATTCCTCTGTCTCGCATGGTTGACAGTGCGCGCGACACAGTTTCCAGTTTCAGTCCGAGATAATCGGCTATATCGCGACGACCCATCGGCAAGGTCAGTTCATCCGGATGAACCAGCCGGTCGTCCATTTCAATCAGGAACGCGGCCACCTTCTCCAGGGAACTCTTTCGCCCCAGAAGAAGCATATGGTTCTCAGCGTGCTCAAGGTTGAGAGTAGTCAGCCTGAGCAGATTCGTCATGCATTCCGGTTCGTTTACCATCGCATCAAGAAGGCCGCGTCTTCGCATTATGCGAACTTTGGTTTCAACAATCGCCTCGGCAGTGAAGCGATGGGTTGCGCCGTTCTCGAATCCGAACATGTCCCCGATCAGATGGAAGGAATTAATCTGGCGGCGACCATCGGGGAGCAGCTTATAAGTCCGCACTGCTCCGAAGATGATCTGGTAGACGTACTCAGCGTCTTCTCCCTCCCCGAAAAGCTCAGCCTCTTTGCGATAATTGAACTCACTTGAGAGGACTCGCTGGCCGGCGAGGGCCGCTAGGTGTCCGTCAACTGATTGGCAGTTCGGTGATTTGACCCTGACGAGCATCGTTAACTCCCGCACACTAGTCCAAAAGTGCTAGGCGATCGGCAGCGATTGCTTTCAACGCATCAACTAGAGGTCGATAATGTATCGTGCAGGAAAAGCCGGCTTTCGTAAATGGTTACGTTTGACCGCGATACTTGGACGGCTTCGCACCCACCGTCATCAACGCCTGAGAATGAAGGTCTGCCGCAGATATGCAGTTTGTGCCAATCACGCTCAAGTCAGTCGCCTAGCTGGTCGGCCTTTGACACGCAGGCGCGCCGCCGCTCCTCAATCTGCTTTATATCTCGGTGATTTGATCGACGCAGCTAGGGAAATTGCTATGAAAGTTCGAAACATCCTCTCGGCGAACGGCGGCATCGCCTTTGGGGTCAATTGGGGGCATTTTGAACTGCTCGAGAGATGTCTGCTCCACGCCTATGCGCGGACGACCCAGATTGTGACTCGCCTTAATCGAACACCAACGCCGATCGCCGGCGCGCGCTCGGCCGCGGCGAGCGCTGCTGCAGCATGCTGCCGATGACCTGGTCGAGCGTCGCGATCCGGTCGGCCATGCCCCGGGCGACGGCCTCGCGCGCGCCGACCATGCGGCCCTGGCCGAATTCATCGCGGACTTTCGCCCGCGTCACGCGCCGGCCGCTCGCGACCGCCCTGACGAAATCGGCGCCGGCCTCGTTTGCGCGGCCCTGCAGATAAGCCCTCGCCTCGTCCGACAGAGGCGCAAACGGATGCGCCTCGTTCTTATTTGGCGATTGCTCCGAGCGGACGATCGTCATCTTGATCCCGACCTGGTCGAGCCAGCCGGAAATATCCTGATGCATAATCATCGCGCCGATCGAGCCGACGTCGGCGGACGGCGTCATCACCAGCTCGCCGGCCTGCGAAGCGATCCAATAGGCGGCCGAGGCCGCGAGGGTATTCGCGACTGCGACGACGGGTTTCTTAGTCGCTGCAGCGGCGACAGCATTTGCGGCCTCGACGGTCGCCGAGACCGTTCCGCCGGGACTGTCGACGTCGAGGACGATGCCGGCGACGTCCTGGTCATCGGCAGCGCGCGTGACCTGCGCGGTAATGCCGGACAGGCTCGAGCCGAACCAGCTGCCGCGCGGCGTCAGTCCGCCGGCGACCGAGACCAGCGCGATCTTGCTCGCCGAGCTTGAGGCCTGCGCAGCCGCGGCTGCGACGAGCGCCTGGCGCTGCTCGGCGCGCGCCAGGCAATCGGCGAGCGCCGACACCTCGAGCGCGACCAGGGCGTCGATTGACGAGATCTGCGTCAGGACCTGGCGCAGATCCGGCGTCGCGGTTTCCATCTTAATCATCGTTGCCGTCCTCGTTTGGAGAGCTCGAGCCGCCGCTGCCGCCAGCCTTGTCGTCGCCACTCTGCGTGCCGCCGGCGGAGTCCTTTGTCAGCGGGTTTTTGTACTCATTGCCGCCGAGATCGGTCCGCGGCGACATGTTTTCAAATCGCAGGATGTCATTCGCGGACAGCCATTCGCCCTGGCGGCCGATCAGATAGGCCCTATAACGATTCAGCAGGTCGCCGCGCAGCAGCCCGAAAAAGTTGAACTCGAAAAACAGATCGCCGTTTTCGTTGTCCAGCAGCAGATCCCGCTCGACGCCCTGCTCGAGCTCGATCGCGAGCGGCGCCACGCACCCCACAACGAAGTCTAGCGACTGCTGCTCGACGTTGTTGTTTGTCGCGCGCTTGAGCCGCGATGCGCGATGCAGCGGATAGCTCCAAAGGCCGAAAACCGCAGTGTCGGCGGCGTCCTCGGTCTCGAGCAGCTGCGCCTCCGAATTCGTCACCTTGATCGGGTTATATTTGACGCCATGCGTCAGCAGCCGATCCTTGTGCCGATTCATCCCGGTCCCGGCAGCGCGCCAGTTTTCGAGAAACTGGTTTCGATCTTCCTTGTCCTTGAACACGCCGGGATGCTCGAGCGTGCCGCCGGACTGGCCGTTGTTCTTGAACCAGAGGTCACCGTAGTCATGGACGGCGATCGCACGCGCAAAGACGTGCCTCGCGCTATGAAAAATGGGCTCGCCGAGCAAGCCATCCTCGCGCAACGGATTCGACCGGATATGCCAGAGCTCGTCGTCACGATAGGTCGTCTGCTTGAGCTGCGCGCCCTGGACGATCGTCGGCGGCGGATTGAACGTGTAATACAAGCGCCCGTCGATGCCACGCTCGACCATCGCCAAGCGCCGCGGATGCAGCCATTCGAGGCCGCCGACAGCGTAATATTCCGATGCGCGAGGATCGCCCGGCGGCAGGATCGCGCAATAGGAATTCCGATAGTAGGACACGTTCCAGGCGAGCTCGCCGACGAGCTCCGCCGGCGTCTGGCGAGCGTTCGGGTTGGCCGCAAATAACCTGGTGACAGGATGATCCGGCAGCGCCTCGCGCGCGCCGTTTGCGCCGCGCCGGTAGACCGACGCCGGCAGCGATTTCATGGCCGACGAAAGGCCGTGACGCACGGCCTGGACAGCGTCGAGCTGGCTGACGTTGCTGTCCGTGACGTCGACGCCGGCGAGCGACATGCGACCGCCAAAATCCGCCCAATATTGGGGATCGGCCATGTCGCGCGGCGCGCCAGGATCGAACGCATTGGCGACCGCGCGGAACGCCGAGCCCAGCCCGCTCCTCAACATTCCCATCAGATCACCGTCAGGATATCAGCGCCGGTCACGAGCCTGCCGGCCGAGGGATTCCAACTCATGAGGATCGCGGCCTGAAACAACGCGACCAGCGGATCGATTTTTGCGCGGCCGGAGACGGCTTTCGTCACCATCACGGAGTTGCCGCGCTGCTCGACCTTTGCGTTTCCCAGAACGAAGGCCATCAGCAGCATGCCGCCGTGCCAGAACGTGCCGTCAGACAATTTGCGCTCGAGTCCGTACATGGCCGGCGCAAGCGCCGGTCCCTGCAGCAGCCGGCGGATCATGTCGTCGGTCACCCCGACCCCGACCAGCGCCTCGATAATCGCCGCGGCGTTGTTCGGATCGATGCCGATCGCGTTTTTCTCCGGCAACAGGCCCGACGCGATGATCTGCGCGACAATCATCGCGAGCTCGAGGACGTCTTGCGGGACCGGGCAAATCGAGATCTCGCCCGCGTCGGAAAAATCCTGCAGCTGCGCCGCGATGTCTTTGCGGATCTCGAGCACTTTCGGGTTGGCCCATGCCCGATACCAGGACAACCATTCGCGCGTCTTGCGATCGCGGCCGATGACGGCCAGGCCGAGCAGGTCGTCCAGGCCGCCGCCGTCGATTCCGATCGTCACGACCTCGGAGCGCTCGAGCAGGGTCTCGAGCGTCAGGGTCTCGTCGACGGCGCCCTCCCAATAGTCGGCGCCGCGCCATCCCTCGTTATTGATGCCGACGCCGATCTCGATATTGAGGTGCTGCGAGGCCCAGACCTTGATCGCGTCCTCGCCCTTTTCGCGCTCGCTTTCCCAATCGGCGCGCAGCGACGGCAGATGGATCGAGCGGCCGAGGTTCGGCATCACCATCGGCCAGTTCGCCGGATCTTTCCATCGCTCCTCGACGCCGGCGGACCGCTCCTCGCGCGTCAGCGACGCGATATCCGGCGGAAATTCGTACAGGATGGGCAACATCGGCCGGATGATCCGGCCGCGATACTTGCCGTCCCGCACGTTGCGCGCAAATTTCAGCTCGGATTTGAACACGCCGGCCGGAATGTCGTCGCTTTGCGTGGTCGTCATCACCAAAACGCCCTCCGGCGTCTTGTCGAGGCCGCCGCGGATCTGGCGCAGCACCTTTGCCGCCGATGCGCTTCTGCCGAGGACATGCAGCTCGTCGAGCAGTACGAAAAACAGGCCCATCGCGCCGGTCAGGATCTTGAGATCGAAGGTTTTGACCTGCGCCTCGGACTTGGTGACCAGGTCCTCGATCGTTTTGATATGGTCGCGAGGCCGAAACCGCCGGCGCAGATCCGGCGACTCCTCGATCATGCCGACCGCCTGCTCATAAGCGCGATCCGAGATCGCCTGAGTCGGACCGACAAACAGCGCGGTTCCGCGCGGCCGAAAATTCATCAACATCGCGACGATCAGCAGCGCTGCGGCGTTGGTCGTTTTCGAGGAGCCTTTCGGAACCAATGCCAGGATATCGCGGATGTAGCGAACCTGATTTTGCGGGTCCCAGCTGCCGAACGTCGCGCGGACGATATCGCGAAACCATTGCCCCGACGCGGTCCGCATTTTCGGCGCGCCTGGCACGTCCGGCAGCTGCAGCTCGTCATAGAACGCCTGCGCGATGTCGGCCTCGGCGGCAAACAGCGGCAGATCCGGCACAAGCGACCGGCCCTCGCGCATGCGATCGGCCCAATCGACGCAGGACAAATCCCACATCTCCGGCGAGGTCGGCGGCGCGGCGTTTTCGCTCGAAAGGATCATCAGTGCGAGGTAACGGCCTGTTGGCGCCGCGCCATCAGCTCGCCGAGCGGTGTGCCGGCATCAGGCTGCTGCGCGGCGGCGATCGCTGCGGCTTTCTTGCCGACCTTCTCGGCTGGTGCCGGCTTTTCAGCCGCCGAGGCTTTCGCCGGCTGCTGCGTCTGGCCGTACATCATCAGGTCGTTGCGCTCGAGATACTTCTGGAATTCCCGGATCGCCGAGACGTTTCCGGCGTTGACGCCGTCCATCAGTTTTACGCCGACCTGCGCGACCAGCCGGTCGCGTGCAACGTCCCGAAACTTGAGCTCTGAAAAATAATGCTTCCGCAGCGTCGGTTGCGTGATGAAAAGCGCCGACGCAATCCGCGCGTTGCTCCAACCGAGCGCGACTAACAGGCTGACGCGATTCCGGTTTTGCTGATTGGCGACATGCTCCGGCCGACCACGGCCGCCCCAGTTGGCCGGCACAGGATCGCCGAACAGGTCGAAAACTTCGGCCATGATGAAAAAAAACCGTCAGTGTGAGATGGGCCGGTCTGTGGAGAGGCATCCGCGAAGGAATTGCCCACCCCCTACCCCTTCAATCCCAAACGCCGCGTGTGTGCAGGCTCGCCTGCTCCTCGGCCTGCTTGACGCTGTCGTGGCACGACTTGCAGAGCGTCTGCAGGTTAACCTTATCCCAGAACAGGCGTTCATCGCCACGATGCGGGATGACGTGATCGCAGACCAGCAGCGACGTGTTCGGCTCGACCCTGCCGCAGCCCTTGCGCTGGCAGGTGTAGAGATCGCGCAGGAAGATGCGCAGGCGCAGCGCTCGCCAGCGGGCTAACTTGTACCAGGCTTTCCAAGGCGGCTGCGTCATCACCAAAAGGAAAGGCCGACCACCTTGCGATGATCGGCCTCAAGTCTAGGGAGGAAACGCCCAAGGAGGGCAGCGACAGCGCAAGGCGCTACCGCACAACCTATGTAAATGAAAACGCCGACCGCAGCAACTGCGATCGGCGTTTGATCTGGTGATGGTTGAGGCGCGCTGCGCGCGTCCGCCTGGAATCAGGCTCCGCACTTTTAGCCGAGCTGCCGCGAATGCACCGCACCGCGAATTAGTCGATCAGCTCGATCTGCGCCTCGGTCAAACCGCTTACCTTGACGCCGTGCTTTCCGTCACCGACGTAGGCACTGAGTCGTCCATTTGAGTCAATTCGCTCGATCAGTCCGCGTAAGCCGGAGAACACGCCATCGGCGACACGTATCTGCCGACCAACCCGCAGTTTGGTTTTGTCCTCGGCCTGCGCAACGCTAATGAACCCGTATTTCAGGAACAGCTGCGCAAGCGCCCAACGGCGGCGCGACGGCAGCAGGTTCTCGATCTTGACGATATCGCGCAGCAGCTGCATCTCGGTCGCGTTGAGCCAGGACCGCAGCTCTCCGAAGTTGAGGAGATTGTCGACGTCGGGGATGCTGCGGATCTCGCCGAGCCGGCTGAGCTCGAAATCAGGCAAAAAGATCAGGCCCGGCAGAAACGCCTTTTCGATCCGGCGCCCAAGATGCGGACGGCGCGCCTGCTGCCCGTTGCCCCGCTGGACGAAATGAACAACGATCGGCGACCATCCGCTGATGCAGCGCTCGGCGAAAGCCTTGATGACCTTCGCGTCACGCCCAGGCATGACCTGCAGAACGTGCCAGCTGTCGGGCATCGCCGGCACGGCCAGCCGACCGCTGGCCTCGACATATCCGACGATCTGCCCCTTGCGGTATTGCATGTTCATTCGCTCTCCCCTGCGACTTGCCACGTCCCATCGCGCCGCGGCGGCCACGACGCCGGCACGCGAAAGCCCTGCTTTGACTTCCTCAAACGGAAATTCGGATTCGACGACGAGATGCCGTGAACGTTCGGATCAAACGGCTCGAGGAAGATCCGCTCGGCCTGCGGCTCGGCGCCGGTCCAGAGCGCCAGCCGATCGCGCCAGGCGGCAAACTGCGGCGTCCCGAGGTCGACGACCTGCCAGGACTCGCGGTCGGCGCCGGCAAACGCGGCCATCGCCGACAGGTCAGCCTGCGGCCCGAGCTGCGTCCAGACGCCCTCGCCGAGATCCTGATCGCGAATGATGCGCAGCTCGCGCCGCTCGGCGATCTGCATCGCCACTGCCAAGCCCTTGAGCTCGTCGCCTTGCACGAACCGCCGTTGCGGAGGCGCCGCCTTGGCCGGCGCAGCGCCGGGCGCCGGGAATTCCCGAAACCCGCGCGTCCGCACCCAAAGATGAAAATTCAGCGGCCGACGCTGTTTGAGCTCGCGCAGTTTCGCCATGTAGAGCGGGACGGCATGGCCGCACCAGGCGCGATCCTCCTGCGTCAGGAGGCGGAACTCCTCGAGCGCCAGGTCGCGCCGCATGATCTCATGCCCGACGTAGCTCTCGAATACCGATGCGAACTCGACAGGTTCACTTTCCTCGATCGTCTCGCGATCATCCGGAAATCCCCCGGAGGGGGACTTAGGGGGATTCTCCGGTTCAGGTTCAGAAGAGTCTAGGCCCTGGCTGTATTGCGAGGGCTGGCCTAGTGCTGGCCGAGGGCTAACGTCGTCGGCGCCGGAATTTAGCCCTTGCTGCCAGCTAGGGCTAATCGGCCTTGAATTTACTTGATTTTCGTCGACGTTGCGCCCGGCGGCGCGCGCCTCGATCGCGTCGATATCCGCGTCGACCAGCAGCCGGATCAGATCCGTGGTGCGCTTGCCACGACCATCACCATTGCGGCGGCCGTTCTCATCGAGCCATTGCGGCGTCCGACCGATCGCGCCGATCTCCTCGAGCCAGGCGAGCCGCCGTCGAACCGTGTCCTGCGACAGATCGCAATCCCCCGCCAGCGACGGAATGCCGACCCAGCAGATGCCATCGCCGTCGACATACTCGCCGAGCGCGCGCAGCACGCTCTTTGCGTAAGGATTGCCCAGCTCGAGATTGCGCGCCCATGCCGTGGCCTCGTCCGAGGCAATGCGTCGCGCCCGCCTTTTCGCGGTCATCTTAACTTCCTAACCAAGAGAATTCGGGAAAACGCTGACGCAACAGAACACTGAAAATTCACGGTCGCGGCTGCAGCAGACGGAAAACGATGTCCTGCGCCGAGAGCCGTGAGATCGCGTCGCGCTCGATCGCGACGCCGAGCCGCTCGAGCCACTCGCGACGGAAACCGAGGCGCTTGAGCCGCGGCGGATTGACTGCGCCGGCGGCGATCGCGTCGCGATCCGGGATCTCGTATTCCTCGAGCTCGCCGAGCTCCGCGCCCTTGACGACCAGCTGGCAGATGACCTCGGCCAGAATCATCGCCTCCGGCCCTTCGCCAGCCAGGCAGCACACGATCGCGTCAGGCCGCCGCAACTGCAACCGCCTCACGCCGCGCATCACAGGGCGGCGTCGCCGTGCAATGGATGCGCTCCTCGTCGCGCCAGAACTCGTCCCAATAGCCCGCAGGACCGCCCTCGCGCCGGCCGACCTTGACCATGTCGCAGCGGACGCATTGCTGCTCGGTCTTGAGCGGAAATCGGATTTTCTCGCCCCACTTGTGCCGCGTCGAGCTCATGCGCGCCGCCGTCCGAGAATAGCGACCTCACCGAACAGCAGCCGGGACAAGGCGAATTCGCCGCACGCGCAAACCATCGCGGCATTGCTCTTGGTGAATTGAAAGACCTCGATCATGCCGGCCTCGTCGTCGGCATATCGGACGTTGCTGACCTCGCGACCGTCAAGAAACACGGTCGGCGACGGGCCAGAAAAATGCAGCGGCCAGAAATCAGGATTGCCCCGATCTGCGGAGACCTTCATTAGGAAGCCCTCCGAAAGCGCGCCTCGAGATGATCCTCGCCAGCGGCATCGCCGGCGATCCGCTCAAGACGCTCGCCCGGCAGCCAAGCCGTATCGCGCGCATCGTCACGCCGGCCGAGCCGACCGCGCTGCATCCAACCGAGCGAATAGCCGAACATGAACAGCGCGAACGCGCCGACCGCGATCGCGGCGATCTCGAGCTGCGTCATTGCCGCTGCTCCTGCGTCGCGAGCGGTCGCCTCAAGCGCGCCGGCACTCCGGTCGGATTCCTGTTGCGATCGAACCGCTCGCCCTCGGCGATCGCCAATGCGACGCCGCGGACCAGGTCGCGACGATAGCCGGCCGGCTTCCACCATTCGCGCGTCCAGGGCCATTCGTGAGGGACCGCAGGCGATTCCGTGCCGGCGTGCAGAATGAACGCAGCGCCAGCCCGGCCCAGCGTGCCGCGATCGTATCCGTCGTCATGCTCGGTCGACCAACCCTCGCGCTCGACCTGGCGAAAGCGTTCGGCGATAACAGCTTGCACGAACGGCGACAGCGGTCGGCGGATATGCAGCGCCTCAAATAGCCGGCGCAGCAGATACGACCTGCAGATCGAGATCGCGGTCATGATTAGCGCAAACATAACGTTCTGGCCGATCGAGACCGTGACGCCAAGCAGCGGCAGGAAATAGACCTGCGCGGCAAGGCTGATGCCGAAACCAACCAAGACGTTGATCGCGCTCTCTGCCAGTGATGCCAGTTTCGTTTGCTTCATTGCCGCAATGCTCCCCTGATGCTCGCCTCGTTTTGCTGCAACCAGCGCAGCGTATTCGCCGCGGCCTCGAGGCCGTCGCGTTGATAAGCGGCCGCCGCCGAGCTCAGCTTGCTGCGCGCGCCGCTGCGGCGATCCTTGAGCTCGGTCTCGACGGCAGTGACCTGCCTGGTCATCGAAATGGCGCAAGCCGGCAGCGGCGCCGCTGCGGCAATGCGCGCCGCGTTCTGCAGCAGCCAGCGCAGCGTTTTCGCGCCAGCCTCGAGGCCGTCGCATTGACGCTGCGACGCCGAGCGATCGAGCCTCGACCGCGCGCCGGCGCCGCGATCCTTGATCTCGTTCTCGACCGCGGCGATCTGCCGGAATAGAGCGACTTTGTCGGTCACAGCGCACCGCTAAGACAAACGATCGCGGTCACGCCGAGGACCAAGATAATCAGATAGGCCCAGATCAGGCAGCCGCCGGCATGAGCTCCAACGTCCATCCGTTCACCCTCCGATTTGTGGCGCGCGACCGGCTTCGGCCGGCGCCGGCGACGTGACGAGCTGCGCCAGGAATTCGCGGCCGGCGTCGCTGACCTTGACGCTCGACGTTGAGCAATGCGCGAAACCTGCGCCGACCAGATGCCGGACCATGTCGCCGTCGATCCGCGCGCCGGCGTCGATCGCGAGCAACGCGGCCTGCATATCGAGCTCGTCCTCGGTCAGCGGCAACCGCGTTTGCAGACGATCGTCGACGACCTCGGTCGGCGCGCGGTCGATACGCGCGAGATCCATTTCGGTTTGCGAGACGACGAGATCCGGCGCCGGCTTCGGCGTCCGGCGCAGAAATTCCGGGATATCGAGCCCGTCGTCGAGAATGTCGCGTCCAGGTCGGTTCGCCGGCGGCTCGGCTGTATCGGCGCGGCCGGCAACGGCGACGCTCGAAACGACTTTCCCGATCGGCGACGAGGCAACATCGGCCGAAAGGGCTGGACGATCGCCGGCGTGAGCTCCGGCGTCCGCTAACTGTGAGGCCGCAGCGCTATGGCTACCCGTTGCGGCCTCGTCCGATGACCGACCATCGGCAGTCCGATCGCGCGGCGGTTCTACACCCGCCGGCGCCCCGTCAGGCGCCGAGCTCTCGCCGGCGATCGCTTGGGAATTGAATTGCTCTAGCGCGGCACGGTCGGCCGCGATGACCTCGTCGCGCGTCACCCAGGCGGGACCATCGGCGCAAAAGGCCGCGACGCGCGCCGCAGTCTCGTCGAGCGCAGCTGTCGCCGCCTGGTTGCCCCATGCATCCCAGCCAGGCGGCAGCGGATGCTCAGCGTCGACGCGCGCAAACAGCTCGAGTGCCGGCACTCCGCCGCTCATGGCGGCGATCATGCGCCGGTAATGCTCCGGCTTGCGCGAATGACCGAGCGGCCTCGAGCGCTCACGATGGTTGGAGCCGAACTTTTCGCCGCTCCCCGGTTTCGGAAGGCCCTTCCCCCGCTTGAACAGCAGCAGCAGCTCGTCCTGGTCACGCACCAGGACGGCGCCGCCGGCCTCGGTCGGATGCTCCTCGTCGTTTTTCGTCCAGACGAACGCGGTCGAGTAGGAGTCAAAGCCCCATGACAGCGCCACCGCCGAGGCGAGCGGCATCTGCGCACGGACCTTGATGACCTCGCCGGTCCGCAGATCCGTCGCCTCGATCTCGGCCTCGTGCCAGGCGAGCAGGTGCGCGCGCGGAATCCAGAGAAACAGCCAGGCATCCGGCAGGACCATGTCCTTCACCGGCAAATCGCAGATCTCCGACCACGGCATGGTCGGATAATGGTTCTCGTAGGAGCGGCTGGTGACGCCCTGGTTTCGATGCCACGGCGGATCAGCGTAAATGATCGGGTATTTACGGCCGGTCGGCTGCAGAGCCGAGGCGTCAGAGAGCGCTTGCGCCACGTTGCGGCGATGCTCCCTACCCTTTTCCTCGGCGCCGACCTTTGCCAGGTCCATCGCGACACGGGCGACGCCGGCGCGCATTTCTTCCTGGTGACGATCGAGCGCCGCCTCGAATTCGGCCGCCGGCATTGCGGCCAGGCGCTGCGCCTTGGATGACAGTTTGCGGTCGATCCCAGCCTCGGCCAGCGTTGGCCGGTCATCTTCTGGCTGTTCCGAGACCGAACCGCCAGAAACGTTCCGGCCGCGCAGCTGGCCGCGCGATCCGGTATTGAGTCCGACCGTTTCCTTTTGCGCGACAATCATCTCGCCGAGGCGCCGCTCGGCGCGGAAACGCAGCTGCGCCGCCTGGATCTCGAGGTCGCGGTCCTTCGCTTGGCGCGCATAGTGGCGCATCGCCTCGGCCTGGCTGCGGATCTCCTGGACCTCGTCGACCGCGACGGCCTCGGCCAGCGCCTTGCGCGCCGCTTCATATCGAACGAGCTCGGTCACGACGCGGCGCCCTCCTCGTCGTCGACGACAATGGCGACGCCGTCGCCGCAGGGCACGACAGTCGCGACGTCGCCCTCGAGCTGGTCGAGATGCAGCTGGATCGCGTCATCGGCGACGGCCGTCACCTTCTCGCCGTTCGCCGCGCAATAGGCCGCGAGCCGCGCCGCGATATGCGGCCGGACCGAGATCAGGACGCCGTCGCGGCCGAAACCAGCAACCGCGACCCAGCCGCGCCGCGTCACGGCCGACAGCTCACCCCGCTCGACCAGGCTATCCATCAGGCGGTTGGCGTTGTTCGGATTACAGCCCATCACGTCGGCCAGCGCGCGGCGCGTCGGCATCGCTCCATGGCGACCGACAAATTCAGTGATCGCTTTCAACGCGTCGACCATACGGGCGGTCAGCCCCATGCCATCGGATGCGGGAACGTCGGTCAAAACGGAACCTCCTGCGGAAACGGGATGTCATGAACGCGCATCAGCTCGAGCACGATCTGCTCGAGCGAAGGGATCGCCGCGCGCGGCCGGCGGTTCTTCATGTTCTGCTTGTGAGTGCACCAGGAGAGATTGTCGTCGCGGTTATCGAGCGTTTGCCCGTTGCCGTGGTCGACGTGATGCGTCCGCATGAACCTCTCGGAGCGCGGATCGCGGACGATCTTGATCTCGCGATGTTGACGCAGGGTCGCCCGATCCGGCCCGACGTTGCGCTTTGCGTAAAGCTGCCATGGCGTGCGCGAGCCCCAAGACACATTCCAGGTATTTCTCGACAGCCAGTCGTAATCGCAGGCGTCGACCAGCGACCAGATATTATCGCGCGCCGACAGAATGATCCGGCGCCAAGGCGTCAGCCCGGAGTCGAGTAGCCGCTCGATCGAGATGGATTCACTTGGCCGGACGCTCGCGAAAGAACCGTGCATCACAGCATCCCCAGCGCCTGCATGTAGGTATCGAGGATCGTCTCATGCGCCTCGCGCTCGATCGGGTCCTGTTGGCGCATCTTGATGATCGCGCGCAGCGCCTTGACGTCGAAGCCGTTGCCCTTGGCCTCGGCGTAGACGTCGCTGATGTCGTCGGCGATCGTCTTTTTTTCCTCGATCAGGCGCTCGACGCGCTCGATGATCGATTTCAGCTGGTCTTTGGCGATCGTCGTCGCGCGGGTTTCTGCGGCCGGTGTCCTGGTCATCGGCGCGTCCAACGGAAGCCGGCGCCGGCGTCACGGCGACGATCGAGGAAAGGTTGCATCGCGGCGCCGACCGCAGCGAAGGCGGCGACGAGCAGAACGCAGCCCATCATGATGAGAAAGCGCAGATCGTTGACGTCGACGCCGGCGAGTGTGTCATGCCCCATGGTTTGCCCCGTTAATCCGCCATGCCGCGCTGCATGGACTCGATCTGCCGGCCGAGCTCGGCCTGCGCCTTGACCAGTTTCGAGAGCTCGAGCTGCTTTTTGAATCCGACCCACCAAGCCGGCCGCGCCTCGCCCATGATCGCGTCGAGGATCTTGTCGCCGACGTCGGACTGCAGCAGCTTGGCTTGAAAGGCGCTGCCGAGATCCCGGTCGCCGGCGAGGCAGCGCTCGCAATGGCGGATCTCGGCCCCGGTTCGGATCGCGAGCTCGGCCGCGGTCTGATGCGGGAAAAGCCGGCGGAAAACCTGCATCGCCGGCGCGATCGTCCGGCCAGCTGGCCGTTTTTGTCCGGCCAGTTGGCCGGTCCGCTTTTTTGCGCTCCCGGCCGGAACTTGTGTAGCCTCTCGCCCCATGTTGCCCCTGTGCGAAAAACCGTTAGCGACGTTTGCGACGAGGCGACCGGATGCCCCAGAGCTCCGGCGGCGCCTTGAAACCGCGCTCGGCGAGCTCGGCGTCGAAAATCAGAAATGTCGGAGAAGGCAGCCGGCCGCGCGCGATCGCGTTGGAGATCGCCGGCGGTTTGCATTCAGCAATTTCCGCAGCCTTGAAGGTGCCGCCGACCGCGTCGACGACCTCGGCTGCAGTGCCGAGCTTTTTGAACCGCGAATCATTCATGACGTCCGGACCATACTTCACGTATTGTGAATGTCCAAACTGTTCACATTGGGTAAATGGTAAATGTTGGCAGCATCGGCGACATTGCCGCCCGTCATGGCGGCAACATCAGCAGACCAAAATCCCGAGAGTAACGAGGCAGTTGCGCATCGCCTCAAGCGGACGCGCGAGGCGATGAAATTAAACCAGGCGGCCTGGTGCCGCCTGGTCGGGATCGACGCGCCGCAATGGAATAATTACGAGACAGGCGGCCGACGCATCACGATCGACGCCGCGCTCAAGGTCTGCAAGGCGACCGGCGTCGGCCTCAATTGGATCTATCGCGGCATGGCATCCGATCTGCCGGTTAACCTGGCGACGGCGATCCAGACGCTGGAGCGAGCCGCACGCAAGCGCTCATAGCCGCAGCCCGCAGCGCCGCCGCGTATTTGGCAATGGTCGGCACAATGATCGCCGCACCGGCATAGCAACCACCAAAGACGAGCTCGAGCGCGGTCGGCATCGACAGCTCCAGCGCGGGCGGCACGATCAGCAAATTATGCGCGAGCGCCGCCAGGGCGCCGACCAGGACGCCATAACGGCGGCCGAACACGATCGAGCAACCGGCTGCCAGCGGCACCATGAAAGGGATCTCGACCGCCTGGACGCCAACCAGCGCGACCAGTGCCGTGACGATCGGCATCGTCAGCAAAAATAGCGCCACGGTCCAGAACAGCGCCGGCCCGGCCTGGTACGGCGGATCGAGCGCCATGACCTGCCGCTCCCAGAGCGGCCGAGGTCCCGGCTGCGTCATGTAGCTTTCGAGCAGGACGGCGAGCTCGTCGACGACCTGGCGCGCGTCGTCGGTAGAATCAGGCAGCTGGATCGCGAGCTGCAAAGCAAGGTGACGGTTTGCCTCCGACGACCGCGGACGGCTCGACATAAGTGTTTTCATTGTTGTTTTTCCAAAAGCATTCACAGACTGTAAATGTCTGCGTTGCGTCTATTCACGTTTTGTGATTGTTGTTGCCCTCCGGTCACGCTCGCCGGAAACGCGAATGTTTCTATTTGGACAATCAACTAGATGCCTATTCCGCAAACTTACGGGTGTGAATTGAGCGACAAGGTCGCTCCCGCCCCTATGCAACCAGAAGATTCAGGCGGCGCGGTTCCGCAACCTGTTGCAATTCCGCCCCGCGCACGCATCGCGCGAAGCAGCGCCATTTCGGGACAGCCTGTCACACTCCGCCTGCTCGCTCTCGGCCATCATTTCGTCCGCCGCCCGCGCGGCGGCTGGCGGCTCGGCGCCCGCACCCTGCGCGACGACACCGCAGCCCGTCTGGTCGCCCGCGGCCTGGCCGAGATAGTCGACGATCGCCTGCAACGCAAAGCAAAGGCCGCACCATGACGGCGCTACCGCAGGCGCTCGACGCGCATTTCTCCGCCTTCGCATTGATCGACGTCCCCCAGCTCGCGCGTCTGATGCCGATGGACCGGACCACGATCGCGCGGCATATTGCCGACGAAAAACTGACCTGCCGCATCAAAGGCAAAGGCCGTATCAAGCCCCGCCGCGTCTTCACCCGTTCGGACGTCGAGGCTTTCCTGCAGGCGCTCGAGGATACAACGCCATGTCCGTCTATCGCCCCGCCAAAAGCCCATTCTGGCACTTCGATTTCCAGATCAAAGGTTATCGCTTTTCCGGGTCAACCGGGTGCGAGAGCGAGAGTGACGCGCGTGCAGCCGAGGCGGAGGAAAAGGACCGCGCCCGCGAGCTCGTCGCCGGCTGGCTTGCCGCCCGCCGAGGACCGCTGACGCTCCAGCGCGCCTGCGAACGCTGGTGGGATGAACACGGCCAGAACCTGGCCGACCTCAAGATCAAATCCGCGCTCGATCGCATCGTCGAAATCATCGGCGGCAAGACGCTGCTGCAGGACATTATCGACGACACGGTCGCGAACCTCGTCGCCGAGCGCCGGAAGGATCGCCGGCGCGATCGCACTATCGTCGAGAACGGCAGAGCGAGAATCCTTTATCGGCAGATCACCCCCTCGACGGTCAATCGCACACTGGATCTGCTGCGCCGCGTGATGCGGCGGGCGAAAGAGAACTGGAACGCGATCCTACCGAGCGAGCCGACCTGGAAAAAGCACCGCTTGAAACAGAAAAAACGCCCGGTCCGCGAGCTGCTACCGAGCGAGGAGCGCCGCCTCGACGAGACTGAGGGCTTTGACTTTGCCGAGCTGCGCCAGTTCGCGATCATCACTGGCTTGCGCCGGCAAAACCTCCTCCTGAAATGGCCGCAGGTCAATTTCGAGCTCGGCACGATCAGCGTCGTAACGAAAGGTGACGAACCGCGGATCATTCCACTCTCGCGCGAATCGTATGCGATCCTTTGGCGCCGGCGCGGCCACCATCCGGAGTATGTGTTCACCTACAAGGCGCAGCGCACCTGGAAAAATCGCACCAGGAAAGGCCGCAAACTCGGCGACCTGGTCAAGGGCCAGCGCTACCCGATCACTGCGACCGGCTTCGCCTCAAACAAAAAACGAAAATGGGAAAAGGCCGGCGTGAACGCCCGCATTCATGACCTGCGCCACACGACGGGCATGCGGACGCTGCGCGCGACCGGCAATCTGCGCATTGTGCAGGAACTGCTCGGCCATTCCACCATTGCTATCACCTCCGAATTCTACACGGGCGCGACCGTCGACGATGTCCGCGCAGCGATGGAGCGCACGGCGGAGGCGCAGCAGCGCCAGCGCGAGCTGCTCGAGCAGCATCAGCCGAAAAGGAGCGAGAAGGAAAGCGGCAACTAA